GACGGCAACCATTTCAGTTGGGACAACAACCACATCCCCGGCAGGTGGATCAGCGTCCGCGTCTATCTCGAGCGCGAGTACATCGACGAACGCGATACTCGATTTTGTTATACCGAGGGGTTCTGCAGGTCCTGCGGGTTCCCCGGGTAACCCGACGGCAACCGTTGTAGTTGGGACAACATCCACAACCCCGGCAGGTGGATCGGCATCCGTGTCTATCTCAGGCGCAAGTACATCGACGAACGCGATATTCGATTTTGTTATACCGATGGGTCTTACAGGTCCCGCGGGTCCTCCGGGCACGACCGGTGCATGGACCCCGGGCGCGAGCTCGACCAATGATATTTATTATTCTACGGGTAACGTCGGTGTCGGATTGAACAACCCAAGTCACAAATTTCACGTAAATGGTAATATTTATGCAACAGGGAATGTTACAGCCTATTCCGATAACCGTACCAAAACAAATCTACGAGTCATAAAAGAATCTTTGGAAAAATTACAACGGATTAACGGATACACGTACGATAAAGACGGTGTCAAATACACTGGTCTCGTCGCGCAAGAAGTTTTACATATCTTACCAGAAGCTGTCGTCGGCAGTGAAGAAGATGGATACGGTTTAGCGTACGGTAACATGGTAGGCATTCTCGTCGAGGCGATAAAAGAGTTATCCGAAAAGGTTAAAAATCTCGAAGAAAAACTGTACTCATAATGTATATGGCCGGGTTCACTAGTACGGGACCTCTCGATTTACAGACAATAGGTCAAGCCGATGGTGATAGTGCACCATATAGTCTAAGTGAGTACTATAACGTAACATTTACAGATGGTAGTAGTACACCTTCAACGGGTACAATAAGTATCAGTGACTTTTTGGGTAAAACGATAGGTTCAGGAAGCACATGGACACAACAAGCAAAACTGGTCTCTCCACACGCGTCCTATTCAGATCTGTTTGGACTCGCTGTATCCGTATCCGGTGACTATGCCATTGTAGGAGCTTATCGTGAAGACCCTGCCTACCCAATTCCCAGCGGAGGGCAGACAATCCTCACAGATGCGGGTGCTGCGTATATATACGTGAGGTCCGGAACAACGTGGACATTACAACAACAACTTTTGGCTTCCGATGCGCAACCCTATGATCGTTTCGGCTTCGATGTAGCCATTGATGGGAATTATGCTATTGTGGGGGCTCCCCTTGAAGATCCCGGAAATCTCGCCTCGGCTGGGTCTGCGTATATATTCGTGAGATCCGGAACAAGCTGGTTTCAACAAACAAAACTAACCAGTCAGCCAGGTCAGTCCCAAGCCAACTTTGGCTTCAGCGTAGACATTGACGGGAATTATGTTATCGTGGGGATGAGAAATGCCACCATATCGAACATATTATCAGGGGGGGCGTATATATACGTGAGGTCCGGAACAACATGGACAGTGCAACAACAACTTACGCCTTCCGATGCGCAAAACTATGACAACTTTGGCTTCAGCGTAGCCATTAAGGGGAGTGATGTTGTTGTGGGCGCTCCCTATGAAGATCCCGGAAATGTCTCCTCAGCTGGGTCTGCGTATGTATTCACGAGATCCGGAACAAGCTGGTCTCAACAAGCAAAACTATCCGCTTCTGTTGGAGGGGCATATGATTACTTCGGGCACCGCGTTGACATTGATGGGAATTATATTGTTGTAGGCGCTTACATCGACGACATCCAATCCGGCTTCTTAACGTTAACCGACGCGGGGTCTGCGTATATATTCGTGAGATCCGGAACAAGCTGGTATCAACAAACAAGACTAACCGCTTCCGACAAGGCGATGTCGGATCGTTTCGGGTCGGCTGTCGCCATCGAAGGTACCCGCGTTGTCATAGGAGCTATGTACGAAGACGATGGGGGCAACAACTCGGGGGCTACCTATATATTTGATAGATCGGGTTCAACTTGGTCACAAACGATAAAACTTATCAATTCCGATGCGGCCGCCAACGATCGCACCGGCCTAGGCGTTTCCATATCCGGTAACACACTTATAACTGGGGCGTATTACCATACAGTTCCAGGCGCGTACCAATCCAATCAAGGTGCCGCTTATATATATACTATTTAAAGAATCTATACCTTATTTAAACATGGACCAGCTCATCCAAATCATACCCGTTTTGACCGAGGAAGAAGTGGATGAGTTAAATGTATACACAGAAGGTCATTTAATTCTTCGACGTAGTCAAACACTCGATAATGGAATCGTTCATGGTCGGACAAGTGAAGAATGTCCTTTACCCGAAGATGAGGAAATTACCCGAAAGGTACACGCGAAAATAAATTTAGCTCTCGATGAATATAAACGCAGAATTATAAACCTACACGACACTTATAATCAACACCCCTTACCCGGTGGACGAGGTACAAACTCATGGAGAGAAGAGATTCGAGTTATTCAATACGAACCCGGACAAGAGTATGGGTATCACAGGGATAGTCATGTGGATAAAAGTGCTAAAGAATACCATAGGGAAATATCGGTCATCGTGTATCTCACAGACGATTTTGAAGGTGGGGCTACGAGCTTTTTGCATGCAAGTTATAAACCCAAAAAGGGGTATGCACTCATTTTCCCATCAAATTGGTCTTACGTACATCGGGGGGATCTAGTTACAAAAGGTACTAAGCGTATAGCGGTGACGTGGTATTACGTCGATCATAAATAATTATAAATCTAACACACAAGATGACTCGTGTGGTACATTTATGATACTTACCTTTTCGCAGAATCCATTGCGGCTAGCGCAATGACACCTGCTATAAAAAATAAAACTAAATAATTGCATTCTGTATTTTCCTCGATTGTGTCTTCGGGCTGAGCAGTCTCTCGAACTTTACCGGTTTTATCGGCAACGACCTCCAACTTTCTGGGAGATGGAAGTTCGAAAGGCTCGCCGAAATCAATCGGACTGTAGCCTATCATTTATATAGGTTTACAAATTAATTTCAACCTTCTTCTTACGAGACCCACCTCGTTTTCCCTTACTGGAGGTGGGCACCTTCACATTCTTAACTTCCTCCTCGAGAGATTCCCCGTTCGCAGCGATCTCATCTATGATATCAGAAATATCGTCATCGTCGTCGTCTGGTATCTCGGGTGTATATTCTTGGGGTTTGGGAGGAGGATTTATAGATGTATTCATTGGAGGTCCGGGGGGCATCATTATCCCACCCATCAAACTTGAAATATCCACACCGGGACCACGCATCTCGTGACGCTCCCCCGGAGGTGTATCCCCTCCTTGTTTCCCATTCACCATAGTAGTCTGAACTGCACTCATCATACTCGTCATAAGTTCTGGATTCTGCTTCATCACGTCACTCACGTTCGGCATTACCTGTTTAAACATGGAGTTTGTAAGATGGAACATCATCGCCGAACCACCTAGCATCATTATCAATTTGATCTCTGGAGCGACATGCATTTTCGTTCGGTATTTGACGTATAGTTCCTCAAACACTTCATCGTAATCATCTTGGTTTTCCATGATATTTTCAGACCAGCCTTCTAGTTGAATATCGAATGGGTTATACTTCTTATTCAAAAACTCTAATCCCGTCACACACGCGACGAGCATACGTCTCGAAAATTTAACCGACTTATCAACATCTATACTGTACGTTATACGCTTAACTTCTGTTCTGAGCTCATCTACAGGGGAATAAGCATTTAGTCTCTTATTGATGTTAAAACCACGCTTTTCGAGGCGACCGAGTTTATTTAAAAGATCCGCCTTTTCTTCGTCGATCGTCTTGTAACCCAGGGAAGGTTGTTCCTCTTGGGGTTCGCCACCGTAATCGTACGAAGGTCCTGGTTCATATGGCGTTTCGTCCATATATTCACCGTGGTCTAGTGGGTCATCTGCTTGTGGTGCAGGGGGAGCCGTCTGTTTCGTGGGATTCGCGAACGCGTCTACATCTTCTTGAAAATTCGGTGCAGAGGTATTATCATGGTGTCTCGGATGCATTCTCTGGGTTACAGGTGGTGCAAAGGAATTAGCTCGCCCACCAAAATCGAGCTGAATCTCATCCATAATCGCCTGCTCGTTATTGTCGAGTTTCATAACTGAATCTCCACCTCTGTCCAGAACAATTTCACCGTCCATTACTCTCTATATTGAAACTAATATATCCTCTTTAACGCACTTTATAAAAAAATATCAGTACATAATAAATGAAACTTAATTCTACCAATCGCGAAACCCTCAAGGCGATCGCGATCGTGATACTTCTCTTACTTGTTATTGGTCTATTTTTCGAAAACAGGAAACAGAAGAGTATGTACCAGCCCGGACCCGTTGATATCGAAGCCGTTTCCGATCAAGCTTTCGGCTCTCTCAAGAGCAGCGAGGAATGTCTCAAAGATAGCGTGTACTCCACGAGTACTGGTGGTGTATGTGGTGGCCAAAAACTCGTCCAAGATCACGCCAATTACAAAATCATTGGATAATTTTTCCGTATAATCAATTTCTAGTTAAACCGACACATCGTATTTAAGTAGAAAAATTCTAAGTGTATTATAAATGGCGCTTCTCGTAGCCCAATCTCAGCCCGGTATTCCCGATTACAATCACGAAATTCATACCGTGATTATTGATACTATCGATCATACTCCGAGTAAAACCGATTTTACATCTTTTTTACCAACTCCTCTCGAAAATGTTGTTCAGGCACAGTTAACAGCGGCTACTATAACAACAAATGGAAGTACACAAACAGCTTTTCATATTGGTATAGAGGAACTTAAAAGTTATTTTTCTCAACGCGGTAAGCAGGATCTGGAAGATTCGACTGATAATCATTTAAACGGTGTATTTGGAACAATTATAGGAAGTCACGTTTTATTAGCCGGAAGTGGTTCAGCTGCTAAGGTTGTATTGTTTAAAAACGATTACCCCATCGTACAATCGTATCATAATCCCATCCGTAAACTTGACCGGTTAACATTTAACATAGATAAACAAGATGGTACAGCGGCCCTGGTGCTCAACTGTGTATTCATATTTAAGTTCACATGCAAAAAGAAGAACCTGGTATAGATTTCAGGACGTTATATACTCGTAATTTAAAAATACTTTTAATATAGTAAGTATGTCTTCTGGAATCGTACAGTTAGTGGCAATTGGTGCACAAGATGAGCATATAATTGGGGAGCCTGAAATATCGTTTTTCACTTCCACATTCAAAAGGCATTCTAACTTTTCACAATCCGTCGAAAAGCAGACGATACAAGGAGCTGTGAAAGGTAATTCCATGTCATCTATTAAATTCGAAAGAACTGGTGATCTTCTAGGATATACCTATTTCACCATAGATGATAACACACAGGCGGTGGATATTCAGGATTGGGGAGATATTATTGACAAGGTAGAATTGTCGATAGGGGGGCAAATTATCGATGTTCAGGACTCGGAATTCAGTGAGAATATAGCTATAGATATGTTTGCACAGAATGTGAGTAAAAGTTCTAATGGTGTACACCCCGGTGCATCTGCACGCTCATACTTTTACCCCTTGCGTTTCTTTTATTGTGAAGGACCACAATCCGCTATTCCTCTCGTAGCTCTTCAATATCATTCAGTTGAGTTAAGGATATATTGGGGTCCAGATGCGGCTAATTACAATGTAGACGCATATTCAAATTATTACTATTTAGACAATGAAGAACGTGGAATCATGGCTTCTCGCAAACATGATATCCTTATAACACAAACACAAAAAAGTATCCCATCCGGTGAATTAGATCAAGAATTGACGTTTAATCATCCTGTTAAATACATTGCATGCGCAAACACAAACGCGGAAAGTACCTTG